AACATTCATGCAAAACGTGAAAGAATCGCTGAAGGCTCTGGGGAGAAAATGCGCAGAGTTGGTAGCGAAGGTGCGCCAACGGCTAAAGCCTTCAAGCAATCCGCCAGAACAGCCAAAATGAAGGATGGAGGGGTCAGCCTCTCCATTGGTCGCGGTGAGAAGCTACCTGCCAAACAAGGTGCTGGTTTGACCGCCAAAGGTCGTGCCAAGTACAACCGTGAGACAGGTTCAAATTTAAAGGCTCCACAGCCCCAAGGAGGCCCCCGCAGGGACTCGTTTTGCGCGAGAATGGAGCCTATAGCAGAAAAGAGCGAAAAGGGCAGTAGGGCGCGTGCTTCAATGCAACGCTGGAACTGCCCCGGCTGGTGAAGGAACATAAATGGCGTACTCAGACACATACGGTCAAACAGTCAATGTGCAGGTATTGATCGACCACGGTGCGCGACGTGCTGGCAAACTTGCCGAAGAGTTGACCTCTGAGCAACTTGTGTCTGCTCGTCAGTCTCTGAGCTTCTTGCTTCAGAACCTGATCAACATTGGCATCCAGTATTTCGCCATCGATAAGATCGTTTTGGGCGTTTCTGCGAACAATTACATATACAGCCTGCCTGTTGGTGCAAACGACGCTCTAAACGTGCTCTATCGCAAGATGAGCCGCCCTAATTGCAGTTACTCAAGCTCTGCTGGTGGCGTTGTGGCTAATGTTGGCGACAATGACGTGGACACCTACTGCCAACAGAGCAGTGCAAATGGTAACATTTCAGCCAATTTTGGGACAAACAACCCCATTTATGCTGGCTCAATCGGTATCTTGCCCTACGTTTCTGGTGGTGGAAGCGCTACATGGACGCTGACCCTCGAATATTCGACTGACAACAGCACTTGGACGACGCTTGAGAGCCTTGGCACGGTCACAGTGACTGACAACCAGTGGATCTGGACGGATATAAACCCCGGCCAAGACGTCCAGTACTACCGTGTCCGCGCTTCTGGTGGCACAACGCTGGCTTTGCGTGAGTTTTATGTGGGGAACAACTCAACCGAGATCACAATGTCTCGTTTGAACCGCGACGATTACACAAACCTGCCCAACAAGAACTTTACGGCGAACCAGCCCTTCCAATTCTGGTTTGATCGCACGATTCCTCAGCCCACGCTGTACTTGTGGCCAGTCCCTAGTGACCCGTTTGTGCAAATTACCGTGTGGTACAGCAAACAGATCATGGACGTAGGTGCGTTGACAGACGAGCTGTACATCCCAACACGTTGGTACGAGGCAACTTTGATGATGCTGGCTCACAGGATGAGCCTCGAGTTGCCCGGCGTTGACATGGCACGCATCCAGTACCTTGAAGGTCAAGCTGAGAAGTATCTGAACATGGTTGAGCAGGAAGAGCGCGACAAGTCGCCAATCTACTTCGCCCCTAACATCAGCGTGTACACAAGATAATGCCAATCTTTCTGGACACTCGTGGAAATGCTACTTTATCGATAGCGATCTGTGATCGTTGCAAGATGAAGCGCGACCATGATCAGATGAGACCAGATCCGAACTTCCCCGGTCTTCAAGTCTGTGGACAAGGCTGTGCCGATGAGAAAGATCCCTATAGACTTCCAGCCCGAAAAACTGAGAGAATAACGATCAGATTCCCGCGTCCTGACGTGAGCGTCGCCGCCAATGACAACAACATTGTCACTACCCAAAACGGTATCACTGGTGGTAGCTTTATCATCTCGACAGAGGGTAACACTCAGGATCCTGAGAACAACGGCAACCTAGACCAACTGAGCCCATAATATGTCCGCACAAGTAACGATCACACAATTACCTGCCGCTGGTGCGATTACTGGTACAGAAGCTGTCCCTATCGTTCAGAATGGTCAGACCGTACAGACAACGACTGCCGCGCTTGCGGGTTCTCCCGTTCAGACCCAGACGTTCATCACAAAGAACCAAGAGCCTACCCTGACTAACAGCAGAGCGCTTTCTAGCGGTACAGGTGTTGGTTTGGTTGATGGTGGTGCGCAGTCTACACTTCAGATCACCTTGAATGGGGTCTCAGGAAGCCTTGAAACGTCTTCTGACGGGATTATTGCCAAGTCTGGTGGATCGGTAACAGGACGCACCTTATCGACGTCTGGAAGCGGTTTAAGCGTTACCAATGGGAACGGCGTATCAGGCAACCCAACATTCCAATTGACAGGTGTTGCCGCTTCGGTGGCTAATCTGTCTGGCACGGGTATGCTTGCCATGACTGGTGGCGGTACAACGGTTGCTGGTCGTGACCTAACGGGTACGGCGAACCAGATCACGGTCACGAACGGAAACGGCGCTTCGGGTAACCCTACGTTTGCGATTGCCAGCAACGCGGTGCTCCCCGGCACGGAGGGGGTCACAATCCCCATCGGTACAACTGCCCAACGCCCAGCGCCTGCGACCAATGGTGAACTTCGTTACAACACCTCTACGGCAACCTTTGAGGGTTATGCAAACGGCGCTTGGGGCTCAATTACCACGGGCACTGGCGTTACCTCTGTTGGCTTAGTTCTGCCAAGCGACTTTACCGTCACCAACTCACCAGTTACGTCTACAGGCGACTTAACTGCAACTTGGGCATCCCAGACAGCAAACTACATACTTGCGGCGCCTAACGGCTCTGCTGGTACGCCTAGTTTTCGTGCGATGGTCAATGCAGACCTTCCTGCGTCTGGCGTAACTGCTAACACCTACGGCTCGTCTACAGCAATCCCTGTGATTACTGTGAACTCCAAGGGTGTTGTCACTGGTGTTACGACTGCAAGCTTTACAGGTGGTTTGTCCTACCAAGGCTCGTGGAATGCCTCTACAAACACGCCTACATTGACTTCTAGCGTTGGAACAAATGGTTATTACTACATTGTCTCTGTTGCTGGTACAACCAACCTCAACGGCGTAACGGATTGGCAAGTTGGTGACTGGGCTATTTTCAACGGCTCAACATGGCAGAAGATTGACCAAACCAACTTGGTCAGTTCTGTTAACGGTCAGACAGGCGTAGTAAGTATTGCTTACGCAGACTTGGCTGGCGCTATTCCTACATGGAACCAGAACACCACTGGTACTGCGGCAGGATTGTCTAGCACCCTTGCAATTGGCTCAGGTGGTACTGGACAGACAACAGCTTCTGCGGCGTTTAATGCTTTATCGCCTATCACCACAACTGGTGACTTGATCATTGGTAACGGCACAAACAGCGCTACAAGATTACCGATTGGCTCCAATGGTTATTTACTGACATCCAACGGTACAACAGCAACATGGTCTGCGGCGCCAGCAGGCGGCGTGACATCGTTTAGCGCAGGCACGACTGGCTTTACCCCAAACACTGGCACGACGGGCGCTGTGACGCTGGCTGGCACATTGGGTGTCGCCAATGGTGGTACAAACCTGACCTCTTACACCGCTGGTGACTTGCTGTATGCGTCTGGCACTACCGCCTTGTCTAAGCTGGCTATTGGTACAACCAACTATGTCCTGACCGCTGGCGCTTCTGCGCCTCAGTATGTGGCTCAAAGCACTTTGTCTGTTGGCTCTGCGACCAATGCTACAAACACAGCGATCACAGCCGATTCAACAAATGCAACAAATTACTTAACTTTTGTTAGCGCAACAACTGGTAATTTGGGACAATTGGTGAATTCATCAATTACTTGCAATCCATCTACAGGCGCAATCACAGGTGGAATATCTGGAGGAACTTTCTAATGGCACAAGCAGGCTACACCCCAATTCAGCTCTACTACAGCGCTACAACAACTAATGCGCCATCGGCGGGAAATCTCGCCGCTGGGGAGTTGGCAATCAACACTGCTGACGGTAAACTCTTCTACAAAGACAACGGCGGCTCGGTGCAGGTCATTGCGTGGAAGACAACCCCAGTGTCTGCTGGTGGTACGGGTTCCACGACACTGACAGCGAACAACGTGTTGTTGGGTAACGGAACTTCAGCTTTGCAGGTTGTGGCCCCCGGCACGGCTGGTAATGTTTTGACGTCCAACGGCACAACGTGGCAATCAACTACACCTGCGGCCACTGGTGCTACTAAGGGTCAGGCAGTCGCTTTTTCAATCGTATTCGGTCTGTAAGGAACCATCATGGCAACAAGTCCAGCAAATATTGTCAACGTAACAGCAATAACGGGCAATACAACATACTACACGCCAAGCGGCACAACTTCTGTTGTTCTGTTGGCTAACGCCGCATCATCAACTTTGCTCTACAAGATCAATCAGATCGTGTGCTCAAATGTGAATGGTTCCTCTGCTGTCAATGCAACTGTTGCTGTTTACAACAACGCAACAGTCACAACGCAAGGTTCTGCTCCCAGTGGTGGTACAGCTTTCCCAATCATTTCTACAGTTTCAGTGCCTGCTAGTGCATCACTGATTGCAGTAGATAAGACAACTGCTGTGTACTTGATGGAAGGTCAGTCCATTGTGGTGACATCTGGTACAGCAAATGGAATTACCTACACAATCAGTTACGAATCTATCCAAAGCTGATAGGGGAACAGTATGTCATTACGACAAATGTTCGCTGGGAGTATTGTTAAGCCGGGGTTCAATCCTCTGGCTACCCAAACTACGACTACGACTTATTACCCATATTTGTACACTTGGGGTGCTAATGGTCAAGGTCAATTAGCTTTAAACAATACCACTAATTACTCAAGCCCTAAACAAGTTGGATCATTATCTGATTGGTTAAAAGTTGCAAATGGTTATAGATTTGCGCTGTCTGTAAAAACAGATGGAACTTTGTGGAGTTGGGGGTATAACAATGCTGGTCAGTTGGGCATTGGAAATACCACAAGCTACTCTTCTCCCAAACAAATAGGTGCATTGACCAATTGGCTTAATGTTGCCGCTAATAACTATGCGTCTTATGCACTTAAAACTGATGGCACAATGTGGTCGTGGGGTCAAAATAACTATGGCCAACTTGGTATTGGGAATACAAGTAATTATTCTAGTCCAAAACAAATTGGTGCATTGACAACTTGGGCAAGTATTGGGGCTGGTCAAAATAGTGTTTTAGCAATTAAGACTGATGGAACGCTTTGGGCTTGGGGCTATAACAACATGGGCCAACTGGGTCAAAATAACACAACAAGTTATTCCAGCCCTAAGCAAGTGGGCTCACTAACTAACTGGTCAAGTGTTCAAGTTAATTTGCCCACAATGGCAGTAAAAACAGATGGCACATTGTGGGGCTGGGGTAGAAATAGTCAAGGTCAATTAGGACTTGGAACTTCTGGAAATTATTATTCATCACCAAAACAAGTAGGCGCTTTGACTACTTGGGCGACTGCAAGCCCAGCATTCCAGTCCACCATGATGATTCAAACAAATGGCACTTTGTGGGGATGCGGTGGAAATTACTATGGTCAGTTAGGTTTGGGAAATACCACTTACTATTCCTCGCCTAAGCAAGTCGGCGCACTAACTACTTGGTCAAAAGTATCATCTAGTTATTACTCTGCATCTGCCATTAAAACGGATGGGACGCTGTGGTCTTGGGGTTACAACGCTGTTGGAGCTTTAGGTCTTAATAACACAACCTATTTTTCATCACCAGTTCAAGTGGGTTCTGCCACAACTTGGTTAGATATTAAATTGAATTTGCAAAGTAACAACTCTGCAATTGCCCTACTTTATTAAAACATCATGCCAGTAACAACAGTAACCACAGGCGTTCAATACTCAGGCATCTGGACAATGCAACAGGTGAATGCCGCTATTGCGGCTGGGACTTGGCCTGTGCCGTTTACATCGCTATATTCTTGGGGTGCTAATGCCACTTACGGACAACTTGGGTTGGGGGATACTACTGACCGTTCATCTCCTGTTCAAATAGGTTCTCCTAACACTTGGTCTAAAATTGCGTGCGGCGATCAACATACTCTTTCAACCAAAATTGATGGGACGCTGTGGTCATGGGGTAGAAATACATACGGGCGACTTGGGCTGGGCAACACGACCAATTATTCAAGTCCTAAACAAGTAGGCACTCTGACGGCTTGGTTAAATGTTGCAGGTGGTTATTACCATTCAATAGCCACTAAAACAGACGGTACTTTGTGGACATGGGGTGGTAATAATTTTGGTCAGCTTGGTCTTGGTAACACAACAAACTATTCTTCACCTAAACAAGTAGGCGCATTAACTACTTGGTTAAAAATAACTGCTGGCAGATACCAAACAACAGCTATTAAAACAGATGGTACTCTTTGGATTTGGGGTCGAAATAGTGATGGGCAATTAGGTCTAGGCAACATCACAGCATATTCATCGCCTAAGCAAGTTGGTGCTTTGACTACTTGGTTAAATATTGCGTCTGGTAACAACTTTACAATTGCAACAAAAACAGACGGTACTTTGTGGACTTGGGGTGGTAACAATGTTGGTCAATTAGGTTTAAACAACACTACTTATTACTCTAGTCCCAAACAAGTTGGCGTTTTAACTGCTTGGATAAATGTAGCGTGTGGCTCTAGCTTTATGCTTGCTACTAAAACAGATGGTACGCTTTGGGCTTGGGGTGCTAACAACTATGGGCAACTTGGGCAAGGAACTGTATCTGCTGGCATTTCATCTCCTGTGCAAGTTGGTGCTTTGACAACTTGGTCAAAAATTACAGGTGGTTGGTTGCAAACGATAGCCACTAAAACTGATGGAACACTGTGGTCATGGGGCCGAAGTAATTTTGGTCAATTAGGTCTTGGTAATGTAACAAGCTACTCGTCGCCTAAACAAATTGGGTCTTCTGCTAGTTGGCTAAATGTTGCCGCTGGTTCTTACTTTACCTTAGCAATTACATGAACAAAACCCTCCACTTCCTCTCTGGCATTCCTCGTTCTGGCTCGACAGTCCTAGCGGCTATCTTGAACCAGAACCCAATGACCCATGTATCCACCACATCTGGGCTTGTTCACGCTCTTGATGGCTTGGCTAATACATGGCACTCAGCGGGTTTACTGAACGAGAATGACCCTGAGAGAAACAAGTTAGCGCAGACCATGCGCGGTGCTATTGATGCGTTCTACGAAGACACTGACAAGCCTGTCATCATCGACAAGTCCCGTGGCTGGCCTATCGGTCAAATCATGGGCGCTATGTCTCAGGTGCTAGGTCGTCAGCCTAAGATCATTGCAACAGTCCGTTCTGTTCCTGACTGTGCCGCCAGCTTTATCCGTGTTGCCAAACCCACAGACCTAGACGAGTTCATGGCGACTGGTCAACTGATGGATCACCTCCGCGCCGCTTACATCTCCCTCCAGAACGGCTACGAGTACGCACCAGAAAACTTTCTGTTTGTTGAGTACGAAGACCTGTTGGCTGACCCCAAAGCTCAGTTAGCCCGTATCCATGAGTTCCTTGAGCTTCCAGAATTTGCCTACGACTTTAATAATATTGACGGCTCTAGCGTAGCTGAAGATGACGAGAACTTGCACGGTCACGCAGGTATGCACGATGTCAAGCCTGTATTGGCGGCACAGCATAAGCAAGACCCTCGCGATCTGCTGAAGCACCACTACTCAGCTTTCTGTCAGCCAGAGTTCTGGCTTGAGCGTCCACGCACAGTTCCTGAGTTGCATGACCTAGACTTACAGTTAGCCGCATCCACAATGGGTGACTTTGCTGAAGGCTGGCGACTGGCTCAGAAGTTAGAAGCAGAAGAGCCAAACAACCACCGAGCCGCCTATAACCGTGGCTGGTACTACCTGCGTCAAGGTCAAATTCAAAAGGGCTACGGCTTAATGGACAGAGGACGAATCGTAGGTGTGTTTGGTAATAAACGCCCTGATGTGCCTACACCCCAGTGGGACGGCAAGACAAAGGGTACGGTCATGCTGTATCTGGAAGGCGGTCTGGGCGATCAGATTCACCAGATTCGCTATGCCAAGCTGATTGCAGAGCGTGGCTGTAAGGTGGTTGTATCTTGTACTGGGCAACTGGCATCCTTGTTTCAAGGTGTAGAAGGCGTATCAGCCGTTGTTCAGCATGAGGCTACCTTTGGTATCTACCACGACTTCTTTGTGTCTGGAATGTCTGCTGTGGTTCCTCTAGGCTTAGAGTTGCGTGACCTGTCTGGTGCGCCATACCTTGAGAAGCCAATGGCAATCAAAGGGCGTAAGAAACGCATTGGTCTGCGCTGGCAGGGCAACAGTAAATTCGAGCACGAACACAATAAAAAATTCCCTTATGAACTTATGTTTGAAGCGGTAAAGGATATTGATGCTGAATTTGTTTCCCTCCAAAGAGATGAAGGAATGGAAGCGTGTCCAGCTTGGGTTAAGCAAGTCCCCCTGAATACTTGGCAGGATACCCAGCAGGCTGTAGCAGGATGCGATCTGGTCATCTCAGCTTGTACCAGTGTGTCACACCTATCGTCTGCCATGGGCGTAGAAACTTGGGTAATAACGCCTGTGATGCCATACTTTTTGCACTGCATGGATGTTTATGCCGATGATGGTTTGGCTTCATGTATTTACTACGACAGTATGAGATTATTCCGTCAAGAGGTTTTTGGTGACTGGACACATCCATTTGAATCTGTGAAAATTAACCTGAGCAAAAAATTTAGCACTAACCCAGTAAAACTTGTAGCAGTCTCATGACCCGTATATCGCTCTACATTAAACGCCATACCGATACTGGGTTGAAGTATCTTGGCGTAACCACCAAAGACCCCTATACCTATTTGGGTTCTGGTTTGTATTGGACGGCGCATTTGGAAAAACACGGCAATCAAATGATGACATGTGTGCTGGGCGAGTTTGATGACATTGAAGAATGCTCACAAGTAGCTTTGCAGTTTTCAGCGGAACATGATGTGGTTAAGTCTGCGGAATGGGCAAACCTCAAGCCAGAGAACGCCAAGCAGGGATGGGTTGCTGGATTTCCCCAAACTCTTGAATCCATTCAAAAACGGGTTGCCAAGAATACTGGCAAAAAGCGTACAGAAGAAACTAAGCGTAAGATTTCAGAGTCACGCCTTGGTGACAAGCATTGGCTGTATGGTGTATGCGGTGAAGACAGCCACTGGTTTGGTCGCCAGCACACACCAGACTCAATTGAGAAAATGAGGTCTATCAAGATGGGCAAGACACATTCTGATGAAACTAAAGCTAAACACAGTATGCAAACTATTGGTGATAAAAATCCTGCCGCAAAATGGTTTGTTGCTATAGATACACATGGGCTCCGGCATTTTCGTAAAAGCCTATCAACATTTAGTGTTGAACATTCACTTTCGCCAGCATGTATGAAAGCTGTAGCATTAGGTAGAAATAAACAACACAAAGGTTGGACGGTCAATTATGTTGATCATTTCAAAGAGCGTGTTGGTTCTAAGCCAGCATTGAGGAGCGTAGCGTGAGCTTTAGATACGCCGCTGGGATAAACAAGCCGGGGTTTAACCCGCTTGGTGCTCAGACCACAACTTTCTTTTACAACTTGTACAGTTGGGGTAATAACACTGTTGGTCAGCTTGGATTGGGCAATATTACTAACTATTCCTCACCCAAGCAGGTTGGGGCATTAACTGATTGGTTAACTATAGCTGGTAGTCGTTATTCTTCTGCGTCTGTTAAAAACGATGGCACTTTATGGACATGGGGTAGAAACAATTACGGACAGTTAGGTCACAATAACACCACTAATTACTCATCACCAAAACAGGTAGGCGCTTTAACTACTTGGAGATCACTTGGTCTTGGTAGTGATTTTATGTTGGCTATCAAAACTGACGGTACATTGTGGTCGTGGGGAAGAAACCAAGACGGAGCTTTAGGTTTAGGAAATTTGACGCAATACAACTCTCCTAAACAAGTGGGTGCTCTAACTAATTGGTCGCAAGTAACTGCAAGAGATAGCTCAACTTTGGCAATTAAAACTGACGGTACTTTGTGGGCGTGGGGGTTAAATCAATATGGTGTATTAGGTTTAGGGAATGTAACTGCATACTCTTCACCCAAACAAGTTGGAGCATTAACCAATTGGTCGTTTGTTTCTGCTGGTAGCATTTTTACTTCTGCTATTAAAACCGATGGAACATTGTGGACTTGGGGTGGAAACACTGATGGTGAATTAGGTTTAGGAAACACAACTGCGTATTCATCACCCAAACAAGTTGGTGTATTAACTACTTGGCTTAACATAGCTTCTGGATATTGCACATTGGCAACCAAAACAGATGGCACTTTATGGTCGTGGGGAAGTAATCTGTTGGGAATTTTGGGTTTAGGAAATACAACCTATTATTCAAGTCCAAAACAAATTGGTGCATTGACTACTTGGCTCAAAGTTTCCACAAGACAAGGGGTACTTTCTTCCTTTGCAATTAAAACCGATGGAACTCTTTGGAGTTGGGGAAGAAATAATGATGGTCAATTGGGGCTTGGAAATACAACAACTTATTCAAGCCCTAAACAAGTAGGTTCTTCTACTTGGAATGTAATAGCTGGCAGTAGTTTGGCGCTAGGATAAATTATGGCAACGACATTAGTATCAGGCGTTCAATACTCAGGTATCTGGAACATCAGCAGTCAAGCCAATGCTAGAGGCGGTAATCTGTGGCCTGCCGCGCCCGGTGCGCCTACCATTGGTACGGCTACTATAGTTGGTACAAGTGCTTCAGTAAGTTTTACTGCACCATCCAATCTTGGTAATCCTGCAACTATTACAAGCTACACAGTTACATCAAGCCCCGGTGGGATTACAGCTTCAGGTTCATCTTCACCAATTACTTTGTCAGGTTTTACACAAGGACAGGCTTATACATTTACCGTAACAGCTACAAATGCCACTGGTACTGGCCCAGCTAGTGCGGCAAGTAATTCCATTACACCAAACCCAACCTCGTATTTGTATACATGGGGATTAAATAGTTATGGACAGCTTGGTCAAAACAATACGACTAACTACTCATCACCTAAACAAGTTGGATCAACAGCCAATTGGGGTAGCAGTATTGGTGGATTTTCTCAAAGTCATTTTGGAATTACCAAAAATAATGGAACATTATGGATGTGTGGCAATAATGGTTCTGGTGAATTAGGTCTTGGTAATACTACTTATTACTCTAGTCCTAAGCAAGTTGGTGCACTAACAAATTGGTCTACAGTTGGTGTGGGCAATGCTTTTACAATTGCTTTAAAAACAGATGGTACATTGTGGTCGTGGGGTACTAATGGATTTGGCAGGTTAGGTTTAAATAATACAACTGCTTATTCATCTCCAAAACAAATTGGTGCACTAACAAATTGGTCATCATTTGCAATTGGTGGTTCATTCTGTATGGCTATTAAAACAGATGGAACACTATGGGGATGGGGTATAAATGGTAATGGACAATTAGGATTTGGAAACACGGCTAATTATTACTCTAGCCCCAAACAAGTTGGTGCATTGACTACTTGGTTAGCTGTTGGTTGTGGAAGATATTCTACTTATGCTCGTAAATCAGATGGAACACTTTGGGTTTGGGGTGCAGGGGTTAATGGTAGATTAGGTTTAGGTAATGAAACCTCATATTCATCTCCAAAACAACTAGGTGCATTAACTAATTGGTTAACCACAAAAGGCGGAAACAATTTTGGAATGGCAATTAAAACAGATGGAACTTTATGGTCTTGGGGAAATAATGGTAATGGTCAGTTGGGATTGAATAACACTACTTACTACTCTAGCCCCAAACAAATTGGCGGAGCTACAAACTGGTCAAAATTCTCTTGTGGTTTGGGTCAAACTTTGGCGATTACTACATCTAATAGATTGTATTCATGGGGTAGAAATCAAAGCGGTCAATTGGGTTTGGGCAATACCACAAACTATTCAAGCCCAATGCAAGTTGGCATTTTAACAACATGGCTTAATGTTGCGGCAAGCGGTTACTTCTCTAGTGCCACTGCATCAGCATAAAATTAACTTTTTTAAAGGAGTCTTAAATGACACATTATGTACAAGTCCTCAATGGTGAGGTCAAACAAGTATGGGACACACCTCCCGCAGAAGGCGTAGGCAATAACGGCTGGCGCAACGCTGTGGAAGTTCGTCCTGCAATCACAGCACACCGTCAGGGCTACACTGCCCACCGCTTTGATCTAAACACTGACCCAGTGCAGATCATCTGGGACACATACGAAATCTCCGTGGCTGACCGCAAAAACGGTATGAAGTCCAACGCAGGTTTTGGATTCCAGCAAGTGGTGATGGAGCAGTCCCGCCTACAGCTTTCTCCTAACGCTAACGAGCAGTACGATGCTACAGCGGTAGAGACAGCGCGTCAGGCTATGTTGACCAAGCAAGCCGCTATTGAAGCCGCTACAACGCACGATCAATTAGACGCTCTGCTATGAAGCGTATTTTGATTATGGGGCTTCCCGGATCGGGAAAAACTTTTTTAGCGCAACACATCCTTGACCACTTGCAAGCAGAACGCAAGACGGTCATGTGGCTTAACGCCGATGATGTGCGTAAGAAGTACAACGACTGGGACTTCTCCCACGAAGGGCGTATTCGCCAGAGCTTGCGGATGCGTGAGCTTGCTGACAGCTACGATGTGGACTATGTGATCTGCGACTTTGTTGCACCCCTTGTGGAGATGCGTAACAACTTCAAAGCTGACTGGACTATCTGGGTTGACACCATCAATCAAGGTCGTTTTGAAGACACCAACAAGGTGTTTGTTCCTCCTAAAGAATATGACTTCAGGATCACTGAGCAGAAGTCTGAGAAGTGGGGTGAGTTCATTGCCGCGCACATCTTGGACGACCGCCGCCGTCCTGTGTTTGACTGGCAGAAAGAAACAGTCCAAATGCTTGGCAGATGGCAACCGTGGCATGAAGGCCACCGCAAGCTGTTTGAGAGAGCTTTGGCTAAGACTGGTCAAGTTGTGATCCAGATCAGAGACTGTCAAGGCTGGAACGGTTCTAACCCGTTTGCTGCCAATCAGGTCAAAGAGTTTATTAGCCGTGATCTAGACCCTTTGTACCAAGGTCAGTACGAGGTTCAATTGGTTCCTAACATTGTCAACATTACCTATGGGCGCGATGTTGGCTACAAGATTGAGCAGGAATCTTTTGATGACGCTACCCACGCTATCTCTGCTACCAAGATACGCAAAGAGATGGGTGTGTGATTGTTTTCACTAATGGGTGTTTCGATGTGCTCCACCGTGGGCATGTCGAATACCTAAAACAGTCCCGCCAACTTGGGACTAGGCTGATTGTGGGGTTGAACTCAGACGCTTCTGTTAAGAGGCTCAAGGGTGATAGCAGACCTATCAACAATCAAGACGACCGCAGGGCGCTGTTGCTGGCGCTAAGGTGTGTAGATCAAGTGGAAATCTTCGAGGAAGACACCCCCTTAGAGTTGATCATGCGCATCAACCCTGACATCATTACCAAGGGCGGTGACTACCAGCCTGCTAAGGTTGTGGGGCATTCTATCGTTCAGAAAACAGTTATCATCCCCTTTTTAGACGGGTATTCGTCAACAAGGACTATCCATGCAACTAAAGGGAATAGTGGAAAAGGGCTGGGGGTCGGAGCTAATCTGGGCTACGAACGATAAGTACTGCGGGAAGCTGATGACTTTTCGTAAGGGTGCTAAGTTCTCCATGCACTTTCACGCTGTCAAAGACGAGACTTGGCTAGTCCAAGGTGGTCTGTTCAAGGTCATCTGGATCGACACCAAAGACGCCAGCCGCCACGAGAAAATCCTCAACATTGGGGACACATGGCACAACCCACCATTACTGCCTCACCAGCTAGTCTGCCTAGCATCAGGTGTGATCTTGGAAGTCTCAACTGCTGACTCGGTTGAAGACAATTACCGAGTAGAAGCAGGGGACAGCCAATGCGCATCCTAGTCATTGGTGACGCCTGCATAGACGAGTACAGGTACGGTGAGATACGAAGGGTAAACCCTGAGTCTACTGCGCCGCTACTCAACTTTGAAAACAGCGAGGAGAAGATGGGTATGGCGTTCAACGTCGCTCAGAACCTCAAAGCGTTTGGTGCAGACGTTACGCTGTGTGTCAGTGAAGAGCTGTCTCGAAAGATCCGCTACATTGATCGTAGGACTGGTGAGCATCTTCTTCGGGTTGATCAGGACGTGGAAGCCCAACCGTATGACTTTAGCGTCCCCTTGGAACACTTTGATGCCATTGTGATCTCTGACTACAACAAGGGCTTCGTTTGGGCTGAGACGATCAAGGAGCTCAGGCACCAGTTTGGGGGTTCAATCTACATGGACACCAAGAAACGCAACTTGGCAGACTTTCCTGACATCTACATCAAGATCAACGAGCGTGAGCTGTTTGAGTCCACCTCCTTGCCTGAGCCAGAGCACCTAATCGTTACCTATGGCTCTAAGGGCTGTGGCTACAGGGATAAGGTCTATCCTGCCAAACCTATTGAGGTGGTGGACGTATGCGGTGCTGGAGACGTGTTCCTAGCGGCTATGGTGGTCAAGCACTTAGAAACAGGGGATATGGGCATAGCCTTGCCGTTTGCCAACGAGAAGGCGGCAATATCTTGCCAGAGCATTGGAGCTGTATGCGTATCTTAATAACAGGTTACAAGGGCTTTATTGGTCAGAACATGGTCAAGGCTTTGTCTGAGCATGAGCTTGACCTCTGTGATTTGGGTGATGAGTATTCCCTCTATGGAATAGATCAGGTTATCCACCTTGGGGCGATCTCTGATACCCGCTGTGATGATTGGTCAGCTCTTCGTAAGCAAAACGTGGGTTATTCTATTACCTTGATGGAGCGGTGCCAGAAGTACGGCATACCTTTACAGATAGCCTCTTCCGCATCGGTGTATGGCCCCCACAACACGACTTTCAAGGAAACTGACCTCGTAGCACCAGCCAACCTCTACGCCAAGTCTAAGGCGTATGTAGAGGGTTACTTTCATGACATGCGCCCAGAGTCGACTGTACAGATCTTTCGGTACTTCAATGTGTACGGCGATCACGAGGATCACAAGGGCGATCAGGCTTCTCCGTTCCACAAGTTCCGTGAGCAGGCTAAGACTGGTGTGATCAAGATCTTTGAGGGAAGTGATCAGTTTAAGAGGGACTTTATCCATGTGGATGAGGTCATCAACATTCACAAGAAGTTCTTCAAAATAAAAGAATCTGGTGTTTGGAACGTGGGTACTGGAAAAGCAATATCATTTGCAGAAGTTGCCCACTTGGCAAGCACTGAAATACCAGCGAAAATAGAAACAATTCCGATGCCAGAAGACTTGAAGTCTGGGTATCAAAAGTTCACCCAAGCCGATTTAACCAAGATCAAAGCGACCCTGAAAAATGAGCGATGAAGTTGATAAGAGGTTAGCTGTGCACGAAGCAGTCTGCTTAGAGCGTTATAACAGTATAGATCGTTCTTTGCGAGATGGGGACAAGCGCATGACGAAGATCGAGTACCTCTTGTATGCGGTGATGATCTGCGTGCTGTTTGGCCCCGGCGTCGCTGGCGAGTTCGTCAAAAAGCTTTTGGGTCTGTAGCTATGAGAGATCTGGTCGAAGCGTTTATCGTTGCGGCCTTTTTAGTTATCTTCATTATTTGGGGTACGTTCACCCTTGTATGGATTTGGGGATGAAATGATTGACATTACCAAAGCAATTGGAGCCGTTGCCGCTACCGTTGCCGCTTTAGGCGGCAGTTACACGCTTGCCGATAAGTTTGGTTTTTTTGACCGAGCAATTATTGAATGGTCGCCTGAGAATTTTAAGATCGTGGCAGAAGCTAACAAACCAATCACTGTTACGGTTGCAAGAATAAAAAAGCGGGATGACTGCTCTGTTGAGAGTTTTACGCCAAGCATTCGTGATGCCGCTGGCATGGTGCATGAGGCAACCACTACCGCAAGTAAGTTCAGTGGCCCAGCAGGGCCAGAGATCGACACATTCACTTACGAGCTGACAATGGTGAGAAAAGAAAAGATTGCAAGTGGTAAGGCAACTTTATTGGCAACCATTAAATACAAATGCCCTGAAGGGGAGCGTGTTGTGCAATACCCTCGTCACAAGAATTTAAGTTTTGAATTAAAGGGGTAAAGCAATGGCTCAGTTTGAACCAGCTTTTGAGCAGATGATCAGAGATGAGGGCGGCTACGTCCTGCATGAAGTGCCCGGTGACACGGGCGGAATGACCTACGCTGGCATCGCTCGTAACAAGAACCCACAGTGGAACGGTTGGGCACTGGTCGACAAGAAGGAGTTTGGCGGGTCTCTCACGCCTATGGTGCGTGAGTTCTACCGTGTTGAGTTCTGGGACAAGATGCGTGGGAACGAGATCTCAAACCAAGACGTAGCTAACAGCATCTTTAACTTTGGGGTAAATGCTGGCATGGGCATGGCTGTCAAGCTTGCACAACTTGTGGTGGGCGCCACCCCTGACGGCGGGATAGGCGCCAAAACCATTGAAAAGCTCAACCAAATCACGGACGGACAGCGGTTTAAAGAGTCCTACGCTCTAGCTAAGATTGCCAGATATGTTGAGATATGCAACAAGAACCCAGTACAGGTCAAGTTCCTTAAGGGTTGGATCAACAGAACATTGAAAGGTTTGGCATGAGCTTGCTTGCCGTTGGATCAATCATTGAAGCCGTGGGTAAGGTTGCAGGCGACCTGATCACCACTGACAAAGAGCGCATGGAGATGGAGATTGAGCAACGAAAGCTCGATCTTGAAGAGAAGCGCATCGACCAAGCAACCGATCTAGCTCAGATTGAGGTCAACAAGATCGAAGCGGGTAGCTCTAGCGTGTTTGTAAGCGGCTGGAGACCTGCCATTGGTTGGATTGGTGTGGCGGCTATGGCGTACCAGTTTTTGGCTTACCCACTGTTTCAGTGGGCTTGGAAGTACTTGCAGGCTATGGGCTGGGTTCCTGTGGGTATGGATCCCCCTCCAGTGCTTGAGGCTGACCAGCTTTGGGTCATCCTGTCAGGCATCTTGGGAATTGCTGGTATGCGCTCTTTTGAGAAGACTAAGGGTGTGGCAAGCAAGTAACCTTGTCACAAGTTAAAAGGCATACTAAAATGTCCCAACGAATCTACGAGGTGAACGCATGACGACCGCAAGTGTTATGACCTATGACAG